TCTGATAATTTACCTGAGTTACCTATTCTATCAGCGTTTGATACAACTTCTAAACCTTTATCTAAATCTGCTATTTGTTTTTGCATAGCCTTCTTAGTCATTTCAGTTATTTGTTCTAGTTTAAGTGTTGGTTCTACACCAGTATTGACTAAACGGTAAAGTTCATCAGCCACTTTTACACCAAACTCTGTGTCTGTAGGATAATGTACGCCAGCTACTTGTCTACCAATACCTATTCTTTTTCCAATATCTAATATATTCTTTCTATGTTCGATTGGTAATTCATCAGATATAAGTCTAGCCAATAATCTACCTTGTAATGCGTGACCTGATGGATAAGCTGGTGTTTCTGCTGTCTGTAATGGAAAAAGTGGTAAATCTATACCTAAAGCTTTTGCTAGTTTATCAGGTCTAGGCCTATCATAGTGTCTTTTTAAAGATAGTGTTATGACATCTGATTGCTCTTGAATATTCCTAATTCTTTCTAAATCTACTCGGTCTTCTAGACCATAAATGGCTAAATATTCTTCAAAAGCTTCAACTATTTTTTTATCATGAAATATCATTTCTTCAGCTTCTTTATCTCTAAATGGCTGTAATGATATCAGATAATTAATCTCATTTCTAACTTGTTGTGAAGAATTTTTAGGTGGTGGCATACCTTCATATGTTTCAAAATCAAAGTCTTCAAACACTGGATATGGTCTAGAAAAAACTTTGATTCTTTTCTTTGTTAAAGGCAAACCATGTTTAAGTTTATCTAACTTATTCTCTTCTGGTAGATTCTGCAAATAGGAACTAAAAGTCTTCATAAGCAGTATTTATGTTAATTTATTTTTGTATTTTGTGCTTGGAAAGATAAGTCTCAATATTTTTGATTTCTTCTGAGAGAGACTCTTGCCTTTTAGGCTGTGATTTGGTTTTCTTCAAAGAAATAAGTTCTTTCTTTAGTTCAACCTTTTTTGATAGTAAAGACATAACAGAGGTACCTTTTAGAATACCTCTCTTTACTTTAGTGTTAGGACTCAATGATTTCATTTAACTTAGCAATTGTATCGTCAGCCTTGGTATGTAGTATTCCAATACCACCAGCTTTCACCCAACAATCAATATTTTTTTCTCTATCATCAATTAATACTGCTTTTTTATGTGCAAAAGCGGCTTTTTGAGAACCTTTGAAAGTTGGTATCAACAACCAATCTGGATGAACATATTCTCTCACCCAATCAATCTTATCTTTGATAACTATTTGTCTGTTTACTGTACCAGCTGCTGTCAATATCTCTGTAGGTATACCTGAATTAGCACACCAATCAGTCAATTTCCAAGAATCTGGATAAGGTTTTAATTTTCTAAATAAGTGTTTTGCTGTTAGTTCTCTTTTGTTAGCGTCATACAAAAGATGACCTTCTTTATTGTTCCACACTTTCTCGCCTAACATTTCAGAACAAGTGGTCTCGAAGTCTGCTAGAACTCCGTCCATGTCTAAAAATATTTGTCTTAATTTTTCGCCTTTATTATTCATACTATGATCATACACAAAAAAGTAGCGGGGTTTCAACCCCTACTACCTCGCTTTTTGTTTAGAATTAGTCTCTTTTCAATTTCTTGGGTACTACCCCAATTTCTGACGCTCTATTTTTTATCTAAGTGGTTTCGGCCTGTCCACTATAATGTGAGTTCGTTTTACCTGAATCCCGATACTAAACATAAATTTCATCAGACCATTTCAGACTACTATTCAAGATTTCCTGTAAGAGCCTTACCTCGTCTTAATAGGTTTTATTCCAACTATAAATCAATATAGAAAAGAAATCTTACTTCGTCTTTTTTCTCCTCAACCTCCAACCAACTTAACGGAGAATTCCTTCACACGAAAAAAAACCACCTTGAAGAAAGGTTATGACCCTTTCATTTCACTCCAAGGTGGTTAAATATGTGAAAGTTCTTTTGAAATTACTCATTGTTTGCAACCAAGTTTTCGTTTCCATCATCAAGCGAGATATTAAATCTCCCTACTAACTGTTAGACGACTATACTCTCTTATTCTCCAAGAATCTAACACTGCAAGCAACCATTGTTTTCAACTCACATCCATAACTTATCATCATACTCTAACTCAGGACTTCTTTCTACGCTCGGGTTCTGTATAGTCCCCGACTATCTGATTGTTGAACGCTTGAGTCTCCTCTCTTGTTTTTTCAACAACCAGTCAACACGCCTCCATCTTGTATTCGTATATCACCACTCTATCATGTCCACAACTCTAAATTTAACCATTATACCGACAGGAATACACAATGCCCTCGCCGTGAGTCATCAATGATAGTTCTTTTGTCAACTCTTACTCTAGTATTATATTTCGTTTAAAAAGTCTCAGGGAGTCTGGTTACTTCAAGCTTCTCCATTCTTGATTACCCTTACACTAACGACTCAAAATATAATCTATCGTTTTTTGATACTGATGCTCTTCACAATCCACCATGGTGAATCCTCAAAATGTTTAAATAATGAGTTCAGTAAAAAAGATTCTATGACCGCTCTCGCTCGAATAGTGAAGTAGTTAACCGGTTACTAAAGTAGATTCAACTATCACCTCTACTTACGCCGTTGTGTTCTTACCCACAAACTCTACGATTTACGATAAGTCTTATGCTTTGTATTCAACCTACTATTTCAAGGTCAATGGCAGTTCAGAAAGATTAGGACCACTTCTCCACATAACCTTCCGTTATGACAGGATTCGAACCTGTGACCTCTCAACGACTTTTGAACTTTCGTGACTGTTTTCTAATGACTAAGAAACCCTTTCGGTGTTCATGAGGAACTAAGTTCTTAATCAAGTAAAGTTTCTCTATTTTTTAGAAGGTCGAACTTTCAAGCACTTCGTTATTATGTATATATGATCTCATAAAAGTAGCCTCGGAGTCAAGCTTTTTAGCGCGAAAAAGCGTGTTTTTTTTGCTTAATTATAATAAATTATCACCTGGTTCCCAATCACAACCGGTTTTACCACCAGCCTGTAGAGCTTTTAAAGTTCTGATTATCTCTTCAACATTTCTACCAGTATCTAGTTCGTTTACTGATACATGCTGAATGATATTATTGGGGTCTACTATGTAAGTGGCTCTGTAACAAACTCCTTCGCTAGTATTCACTATACCTAGTTCTCCAGCTAAGTTCAACCCACAATCAGCGAGTAAAGGATATCTAATGTCTTTTATCTGGTCGTTAGTTTGTTTCCAATTAAGTTTACAATACTCATTATCACCACTAATACCAAAGACACTAACTCCTTCGTCTATAAGTTTATCCATTTTAGCTATCTCTGTAGGACATATAAAAGTAAAGTCCTTTGGGTAGAAAAATATTACTTGCCAGTTCTCACCTTCTGGTACTGACATATTTGATATCTCTACAATGCTGTTATTTTCATCAACACCTTGTAGAAATATATCAGGAAACTCATTACCAACACCTAGCATGTAGTTTCTATCTTCGTTAAAATCTCCAATCATTATTCCTCCTAATATTTGAAGTTGTCCATTTTTTCAGACTGTACTCTAGCCCCTGTTTCAGAATTATCCATAACAGGACCTGTATCTATGAGTTCATCTTGTGCAGATTGCTCACAATCATACAGTCTCATTTTCGCTCGGTCAATACCGAGAACAAATCGTCTATTGTATGTAGGGTCATTGTATCTATTTTTTAATTGTTTAATCATAATCTGGTCTAATTCTTGTAACTCTTCCGTTGACATAACAGCGAACATAAAGTCTGCAGTCGCTGGTAGACCAAAAGATTCAGAGGTATCTTCAAGACCAATATCTGTAGATACAAAGCCTGTTCTATTTGTTTGAGTAGCTGACATGATAGGAACATCAAACTCAACTGCTAAACCTCTCATTTCTTCAGCTATACTCTTAACATATGAATATGTATTTACTTGACCACCAGGTCTTACTCTAGATGAAGCACATATATTTAAATAATCTATAAACACCATATCTGGAATGAAATCTTTCTTGAGATTTAATTCTTGTAATAAATGCCTTAAATGACCTACATGAGCTGAAGCTGTAGGATATTCTTTAATAATTAATTTACCTTTTGTCTTATCTCTAACCCTTTTGATTTTTCTATCATACATTTCTTTTGGTAAATCTTGTAAGTCATTGAGAGATATATCTAGTAAATTCGCATCTATTCTTTCTGCTATCTTTTCTTCAGCCATTTCCATAGTTACATACAAAACATTTTTACCTTGTAGTAAACAACTAGAAGCCATATGACACATAAACAAAGATTTACCTACACCTGTACCTGCCATACAAATATTTAAACTCTTATTAGGTAAACCACCTTTTGTAATTTTATTCATCATTTCTAAATCAAAAGGTATCTTTTCTTCTTCTGTATGATAAAAATCATATCTAGATTCATAGTCTTCTAAGAAATCATGGCCAATATTACTATCAAAAGATGTAGATAAAGCATCTTTTAATATTTCAGGTATATCACCTTTACTTCTGGATTCATCACGAATAATTTCTATAGAGTCCATGACACCATTATAGATAGCTCTATCTTTACACCACTCTTCGGAAGTATCTAACAACCAATCATAAGGTGTTTTCTCTGTATCATCACCAACAACCTTGAGTAAATTAGATATATCACCCATAAGTTGAGAGTCAATATTATCTTTCTCGTCTATTGTGATAAGTAATGCTTCAGATGTAGGACTAGCCGAATACTTCATAAAGTATTCTTTTATCTCTCTGAATAAAAATTGTTCTTGTCTTTCTTGAAAGAACTCTTCTTTTATAAAAGGTAAGGTCTTTCGGATAAATTCATCATTCTGAATCAGATTCTTGAGAATCGTCTGCTCTATTGTCAATGCCATATAAAAACTCTTTCTTCGCTGCCTCATTAATTAATTCTAGAACCTCTTGAGTAAAATATTTCTCAGGTTCATTGTTTATAGTTTTTCCAAACTGAGTTGTACCATCTGGTAATTCAACTCTAGTTCCGTTCTTCTTAAATATACCATACTTCAATGCTAAATCAAGAAGACCATAATATCTATCTAAACCAGACTCATAGTGTAAAAGAACATCTACCATTTTATGTTCTACAGTTAATCTAGACTTTTCATTTCTACAATGAATGATATTACCAATAACATCTTTACCGTCTTTTTCTTTTTTCTTTGATAAGAAAACAATAGATGAAGCTGCGTATTTTAAGCCTGAACCACCACCCATAACTTTCTTAGCAAATAATCCCATTTCGTCATAAGTGTGATTAGTTACAACTAACGGAACACCAGCTTTACCTAGTTTCAAAGTCAACACTCTAAATGCACCTTTGACTAATTGTGCTCTAGTCATATCTTTTGTTTCAGAACCCGCTGCTGTGTCTTCAATCTCTTTTGTAGTTGACAACATACCTAATGAATCTAATACAAACATCATTTTCATATCAGATTGGTCTTCAATATACTGGTCTACAATTTTAATAGATTGAGTTCTAAATTCTTGAACTGTGGTAACTGGAACAATAACTATTCTAGATGAATCAATACCTCTTGATTCAATCATATCTTTTGTAATCGCTGATTCTGATTCAAAATAAATTACAGCTGAATCTGGATTATCATCTAAGAATTGTTTACACATTCCTAATGCAAAAAATGTTTTACCTGTAGCAGATTCACCTGCTAATGCTGTGATTTTATTGTTAGGTAAACCATCAAATATTGAACCAGACAATAATGCATTTAAGATATAAGAACCTGTGTCAATATATCCTGATACATCAGCCGCCTGAACGCCTTCTTCAACAACAGAGGCGAATTCATTTCCTGTTGCCTTTACTAAATTTTTCAAATAACTCATATAATTTCCTCTATAATGATCTTAGTGTAAATTTCTCTCCTGTCAACCAAAGAATAACTCCAGATTACTTTGTGGCTCTGTATGCCAACCAATCTTTTCAATAATTAGTTCTAAGGGTTCTAGAAAAGCTTTACTAAATTGTGTATCATAATCTATGTAGTTCTCTAACTTAAATTCTTTTGGTAAAGCATTTACAAAAGATATGACATTTTCATTCATGATATTTGGTACTTTCAAATAACAAAACTTAATTTTCTCACCATTCTGAATGACTGGATATTTTTTCTCTATGTTATATTTATTTAAATAATAATTATATAATAATGAACCTCTAACATGAATAGGTGTAGACTTTTTATAAATCTTAGCATTGTCTTTATATCTGGTAACTTTCTGAACACCTCTAGGGAAAGCAATATCTTCAGCCGATAGTTTATTAAATTGTTCTTTTGTTTCTTGAATAAAGTTTTGAACATCTACTTCACTACCTTTCATAACAACTTTCAGAGCTTCTTTTAGTTTACCTCTACACCATTGAGGTGTTGAAGATTTTACAGTTTCGATACCCATAGTTTTGAGATTAGGTTCATTGTATCGAACACCTTCACTATCGAATACATTAAGAATATATCTTTTCTTAGCAGTCCAGATACCTTTGTCGGCGATAACTTCTCTACCCATTTTCATTTTATTTTTGTAAGCGTAAACATATTTAGCCAACTTATCATAACATTCTTCGATTACAGGCTCTATCGCCTCTTTCGCAGTTCTATCTAGAAAATCAATCTTATTACCTTTTGGATTTACTTGTCTAATTAATTCTTCAAAAGTAACATAGATAGAATCGGTATCAATAGCAATTACATAATCTTTGTTATCTGTTTTTAGAACTTTATTAAGAAACTCATTAACAGCTTTCTCAACCCACTTGATACTTAATTGACCAGCTGTAGTAATAGCTTCAGCCATATCTCTATTATAATATCTAAACCATTGATTACCTATCGCCCCATAAGCTGAGTTCAAACAAATTTTTCTAACAAGTTGATTATTATGATTGGCTGTAATTTCATATTCTAGTCTTTTCTTTTCATTTGGGTCTGTAACTTTTTGAAATTGTTTCTGTGATTCAATCATTTTATTTTTAAAATAAACTCTCTCGTCATACAGTTCTTCTAGAAGTTCAGGTAAATAACCTTGACTTGTAGTATCAAACATAGAACCATTCGGTGTTACAGTTAGATTTTGTAGATTGATATCTACTTCTTCTTTTAATAATTTATTTACAGTTATATCACCATCAAACTTTTCTTTATGGTGTGTTTCAGGTGAAATATTATACTGCATAATTAAGTGTGGATATAGTGAGTTCAAATCAAAAGACATAACCCATTCATGTAAACCAACTTGAGGTTCTTTGACATAAGCCCCAGCGAAACTTTGTGCATCACCTGTATTTACTTTTGGTGGTGGAACAACATTCTTTTTTCTCAAGAAGTTATATATCAATAAGTCCCAAAACTTAACTTGGCCAAAAGTATCTGAATAGTTACATTTAGCACTATAGGCTAGATTGAACAATAGATTCATAAGTTTTAATTTATCATCTATCTTTTCAACTAGAACTACATCACGCACATTATAATCTAAGAATTTATTATAATCGTGTTTGTAGAAGAGATGCATCGCACCGAACTCTGAGTAGTCTAGTTTTTTCTGACCAATCGTAACTTCAGCTATGTGGTCTAGTCTATAACTTTCTTGGTTTGTGTATGTAAAATATCTGAATATTTTTTGATAGTCTAGTACCTCGATACCAGCTAAGTTGTAGTCAACCATATCTTGTTGACCCATATGTTTCCAATTTTTAGATGTTATGATTCTATGTGGTGATAGTCTAGTAACTGTCTCTTCATCAAAGAGTTTTTTCATTCGATTGACTAGATAAGCCACATCAAAGTTTAAAACATTCCAACCAGTAACCACATCAGGACAAATCTGTTCCCAAACATCTAGAAAAGTCAACAATAGATGTTTCTCATGTTGACATTTATAATATTTTACATTTGGGTCATTTGTCTGATAGTCATGATTATCTATGCCAAAAACATAGATAGTATCATGACCAAAGAGTTTCATACTAATAGCATTTACTCTCTCTTCAGCTTTCAAAGGCTCTGGAAAACCTTCTTCACACTCACACTCGATATCTAAATTTAATATTTTAATCTGATTAAAATCGAACTCAATATCACTAGTGAAGTTTTCATTAATATATGTGTATTCAAATCTATCAAGACCATGAACTTCAAAGCCACCAATATTGTCATACTTTTCACGCCAAGCTCTTGACGCTGACATACTTGGGAACTTTTTAGG